GCAGTCTTACTGGTGGTGAGTGTGGCTATACCATACGGCTCAGTAATAAGTGGGCAATCAACAGTAAGGGTGAGACCACTACCCCTGACTGCCCATTTTGCAAAGTGCAGTTGACTTTATCTTCTAAATAATTTTTTCTCGGAGGCTTACCTTGAATATTCCAAAAACTATCTCTCTGCTCCCACGTACTGTGGTACAGGCGGTGCTTGATCAGCATGGCTCTAAACTTTCCCCGCCAGTAGCGTTTACTGGTGATCCAATCGTTGATGACAAGGCGATTACCGCCTTGATCACTCAGACTAATTCGCAAACCCCCGCCATTCTCACCATCGATCAGGTGCGTGCCACCAAGCCATCGGCTATCTCCCAAGCGGGTGTGCCTGACGATGTACGCAAGGCGGTCTACGATGCCCAAGCCAAGGTGGATCAAGCCTTAGCCCAAGTCGAGACCCTCCGCACGACTGCTGACAGATCCCTTGATTCTGCGTTGCAACAGTCAACACAGATCGCCAAGGACTTCAAGACCTTGACAGATCGTTTAAACGTCAAGATCGATGCAGTAGAAAAGCCTGATGCCAAGGTGATTGAAGACACCATTCGCACCGAGGTGTCCAAGCTATTCGCCTCATTCAAAAAGACCGCCACCAAGGAAGTGTTGGCTCAGGTGGCTCAGTCAGTACCGAATGTCAAGCGTGTCAAGGTCAAGAATATATTCGATGGCGCACTCAGCTACGAATATGGTGGCGAGACCATCGACTTTGCCAATCTTGAAGTTGAGGTGTGGGGTGACCCATCCGCTCCCGCACGTGTCGATGACTACGTCTTCGATCCTAAGCATTTGCATCAAGCCTTGGTTGCTTTGGACGATCAACTCCCTGACAACGTATGGCTTGCGGGTGAGCGTGGTACAGGCAAGACCGAGTTCGTCACTCAGCTTGCTAACCGCCTCGGACGTAGGTTGTTTCGAGTTAACTTCGATGAGGCAATGGAGCGTGCCGAGTTCATTGGTGGCAACACCATCAAGGACGGCAACGTGGTGTGGAAAGCGGGTGTCATCACTCAAGCTATCCAACATACTGGTGCGCTGATCATCCTCGATGAGGTTGGCTTTGCAAGGGCGCAGTCAATTGCAGTACTGCACTCGCTCTGTGAGCGTAGCCCACACCGCTCGATTGTTATCGCTGAGACAGGCGAGCGCATTGCAGTTGCCTCGCACGTTGCTTTTTTCTGCGCTGATAACTCGAATGGCTTTGGCGATCAGTCAGGTAATTTTGCGGGTGTGCGTGATCAAAATACCGCATTCATTGATCGCTTTGGTTACACGTTGCGCTTTGAGTACTTGCCCTTTGCCGATGAGGTCTCGCTTGTATCTAAGCGTACTGGCTTGCCAGTAGATGCCTCCGAGGTGCTAGTCAAGTTCGCCACAGTTGCACGTGAGAAAGCTAAGGCGGGTGTGCTAACGCAACCGCCAAGCCTACGTCAGTTGTTTGCTTGGGCTAGAGCAATCACCAAGGGTGTGCCTGTTGGTATCGCATTCGAGAATGCAATCATCAATAAGTTCCCTAGTGACTGCGAGGCTGAGTTGCGTGGTGTCTTCTCTGCCACCATCGATGTAAACAATCTCAAATCATTCCTAACTAAGTAAGGAGGCTTTATGTTAGCAATCAATGCTAAACGTGGTGTCGAGTCTACTGTCGAGCGTGTCTTCAATTCGACAGGCAATGCATTCTCCAAGCTACAAGTACTGTGGACTGGATCTACTGCGGGCATCATGTTTAAACGTGGTAGTGTTGGCGTGGATGCCAAGATCATTTTCCCCGCCATCGATGAGGGTGCGGAGATGAAACGCTCCACCTTTAATAACTTGATCGGCTATGCAATCCACGAATTAGGTCATGCATGGTTTACCGCTAATGAGCCTTGGGATAAAGCCCGCAATGAGCATGGTCAATTCGTTGGTAACTTGATCAATGGTCTTGAAGATCCCCGCATCGAGCGCAAGGTAATCGAATCAGGCTATGCCCCGAATTCAAAGGCATTGTTTGAAGAGTTGCTTAACTCGATCCTCAAAAAGAATGGTTACGTTGAGGCTGACGATCTAAAGAATGTCCCATTCCTCCTTGCTGTGGAGGGAAGACGTTTAAACGGCTATCAGGTTGACGTGCCGAGCATTGTTGATGATGCCCCTTGGTCTGCTGATTTACGTTGGGCTTTAGCTGAGGCGCAGTTAGCATCGAACACTCATCGTATTGCAGAGATCGCAATCGAATTGTTCAAACGTCTTAATGACTTCGAGCCTGAGCCTACCGAGGGTGAGGATGAGGGCGAGGGTGAAGAGGGCGAGGAGCGTGGTGGCTATCCTATCAAGGGTGACAAGCCTACTGAAGATGGCGAGGATGGTCAGGGTAATGAGCCTACCGACAAGCCTACCGAGGGTGACGATCAGGGCGGTGACAAGGGCGGTCAGGGTGACGAGAAAGGCTCTGAGGGAGGCGATCAGCCATCCGATGGGGGTGAGCCTACCGATGAAAACAAACCCGCTGAAGAGGGCAAAAAGAATGGGGGCGGTAAGGACTTTGCGGGTGGACGTAATGTCGAGCCTAATGAGTTTATCGAGGGTGAATTAAACGATCAGAAGACTAATCTCAGCAAGCGTTTAGATCATCGTCCCAGTTCAGCTAAACCAACATATGCCACTTTCGAGTGGGTCTAAGGAGATATATGCAAATCAATAAAGTTAACGCACAGATGAATTACTCTGTCGAATTTAACTCTGAGCCTAGTGGCTTAGGCGCAACCAAGGCTACGATCCAACGCATCTTGCGTAGTCTTGATCTTGTCGGTTGGAATACGCATGAGGAGACAGGGCGGTTAGATCGCAAAGCGTTTACACGCTACGCAACAGGCGGTACTGCGATCTTCTCTAAACGTCATCACGTTGAGGCGCAAGCCTCTGCGGTCACAGTACTGATTGACTGCTCGGGATCGATGAGCAATGGGCGCAGAATTCAAACCGCTCAGTCAGTTGCGATCCAGTTAAGCAAGATGCTTGACAAGGCAAACGCATCATTCAATGTAGTTGGCTTTCAAGGCGGTCAGGGTGGCTTACGTCAGAATCCTACTGGTGCTAGTAACAAGACTATCGACTCACTCATTGAGTACACCGAGTTTATCCCTTTCAAGGGATGGGCTGAGTCGTTGACCAAGGCATCTGCCAAGCTTGGTGCTATTCGCTACTGCGCCAATAACTCAACACCCGACTACTCTGCCTTGACCATGACCTTGGAAGACTTGAGCAAGCGGGAAGAGCAACGTAAGATCCTGTTCTTTCTGACCGATGCTGACTCATATACTAGGTCTCATATGATTCACGTCCAAAGTATTGCCGACAAGCTAGGTATTAAAATAATAGCCATCGGTATCGGCAACACCGATGTTGAGCAATGTTTCAAGATCGCTCAGAATGTAGAGAATGTCAGCGATCTAGCAGATGCATCGTTCGGCAAACTACTTAAGGAGTTGCGCTAATGCGGGGGGCTATGCCCCCCAAGGGGGAGATTATGGAAGATGATAGTTCTCAGTTTGAAAGCCTGATGACTTTGATGGGCAACCAAATCAACGGCAAAGACGTTGACGTGGTTGTGTCTGTCCTTGCCCTGTTACTTGCCAATGCGGGTTGCATGGGCGGTCTTTCACCTCAGTCAGTTTTAAGTTACGTAAACAGGATTGTCTATCAGGTGTATGACGATAACGATCCAAGCAATGAAACCATTCACTAAGGAGGCTTACTTATGTATCAATCACACCCATTTGAAGTTCAGCGTTTAATCCGCTCATTCGGTTTTCGTTATGCGTTTTGGACTTTGCACAACGTGCAAGGTCTAAGCGTTTCTCAATCGTTGTACCTGTTGTTCATCTCAGTTTAAACGGAGGCTTACTATGTTTTGCAATACAGATTTGTTGGATGAATTTTCCGATCTTGAATTTGGTCATGCCGATTGGAAGATGGATTGGGATGCCGATGGTAATTTCATCGTCACATTTTTTAAAGAGGCAAGACCTGAGTACTTAGCAGATCTTGAGTTGGATGAAAAGGATGAAGTCCATCCGTCTTTTGATCCAGTATTTAAAAACGAAAGGTAATCATGAAAATCAAAGATCCAGTATTAATTACAAAAAGAAAAGTTGCGGTCTATGAGGTTGATGTAGATGGCACTAAGATTGAAGTTGTTTATTCATACGACATGGACGATGAGGGCAAAGGCGGTTGGGAATATGACCTTGAGCCTTTGTACGAGGGTTTAAGTGAAGATGAGATCGATGAATTGGAAGACGAATTTTCTTCGGTCATTTGTGAAATATCAACATAGGACTTTAATCATGTCAAAAATTAAATCATGGAAATTGGAGTTAACTTGGGACGATGGCACAGTCAATGACGTAAGTAACTATGTGCCTGTGCATACCAGTAAAGCAGTAGAAGAGTTCATCGATTACTGGGAAGAGCGTTACAACGATGATGACTATGGCGATGATGAAGAGGAGGAGCTACGCTCAGAAAGGGCTTGCAATGAATAACTTATCCGCTGAATGCATCGAGCAAAACGATGCCAAAGAAAAGGTGTTGCACGTTATTCGTGGTGACATCGATGGTGAGAAGTACAAGATTCAATTTAGTGCGCCATGCCCGATGACTGCAATTAAGATCGCAAGGTGTGTGCCAATCGCTTACTGGGAGAAAGAATGAAACATTTTATTGACCGCCTGTTTGACATAGGCTTGTATTTTGTTTTGGTTGTATTCGTTGCCAACCTAATTCGTGGTGCGGTTTAAACGATGCGTACCAATCGTGTTACACCCGTAGACGGAGTAGAAAGAATTGCAGATCGTGAGGCTCAACGTGTGGTCTATAAAAAGTCTACACGTTGGAAACTTTTTCAAGAAATTATTAAACGTGAAATTAAGGAGAGAAAAGATGGTCAATCCTGATCGTTGGTTACAAAGTTGTGCAGAAGATTCAATGGATGATGAGGTTCGTTGGGAGGAAGAGAACGAAATGATTTACAAAGAACTTCGTCAGTTTGGTGCAGATCCTAGTGAGTGTGACTTGCATGACAAGGTTTACCCCTTGCAAAAAGAATTGATGCAAGCACTTGCAAAGCGTGACGATGCAACCATCTTATCCATTATGTATTCCATTTTTGATGTTGAAGTAACAGAGATGACTGATCGTGCAGTTGAAAACTACTAAGAGGACTTATGGACATTCAATCTAGATTTAGACTTAACAGAGTTGCATTAGATATACAAACAATTGAACACTTGTTAGCTATAAACAAGATCAATGAGCGAGATGCTTTGCGTAACCTTAATCATGCGTTTGATGCTTTGATTGACATTCGATACGATTGCCCCGATGAAGACGTTGAGAGCTACGTTGCAAGAGCGTGGGGTCATATCGAAAGATTGACCATGAAATGATGATATATCCTCCCCCCTTTGGCTTCGGTCATCGGGGGGATTTTTTTTGGCTTCAGGATGTTGAGATCGTTTAAACAATCTCATTACTCGTGCTTAGTGTGACGTGTCACTCGTGTCACCCGTAGAGCTGAAGCTACAAGCCGTTTAAACTCTCTGATACCGCAGGTACTCAAAATGCATCTTGTTCAAAGTATGTGCCTGTGACCTTGTTGTATCCCAAAGTAGTTTCCCCTTGAGTTCCTATCCAACGATAGCGACACTTCCAAACGGCTAACTCAACCCCATGATCCTTTGTACGATGGATTGTGATACCGCAGTCAGCCTTAGCCCACCATGCCATCGATCCGCTGATCGCCATTCCGTCAGGTCTTGGTAGATCCATGCCTGATCGAGTGATCTTGCTTGGATGGGCAACAAACCAAATATGTACCCCATAAGCCTTAGCAAATGCCTGTATGCGTGTCAACATACCTGAGATAAATTCATGCTCCGCTTGACCGCCCTTGTTTTCAATGTAGTTGTATGGGTCAATCACTAAGCCACGTATGCCCATGCGGACTACCGCTATCTTTGCCCGCTCTAGGATTGAATCGATTGTTGCGGGTTCAGACCCCTCGGAATCTAGGAACAAGAAATGCTCTTCAACGAATTTAAACGCATCCTCCCGATCAGCGTCAGTCATCCTGTTGCTACCATCAAAGAATCGTTTCTCTTTATAGATCTCCATCAGGCGGGAGATATGAATCTCAGGTTGGTTTTCAAAGGAACACAGACCAAACTTCCAATCGTGGGCTTTGGCTAAGTTGATCATAAGCTGATCCACAAAGTTCGATTTTCCACAGGACGGATACCCAGTAACAATGGTAAGCTGACCCTGTGCTATGGTATAAATTTCATCGACATTTGAATAGCCAGTTGATAGACCTTTGCCTGTCCCCTTCCCCCACAAGTCGTTTAAACGATCTGCAAACTTGCTGGCGGAAGACAAGCCCGCTACTGGATAGGGTTCTGCCTTTTCGATGATCTCAAGAACCAAGTCCTTCCCTTTGTCTAGGAAAGCCTCATTCAAATCTTTATAGGCAAAGCGGGCAATACGGCACTTGTCCTTACCAATTCTTCTAGCCAGTTCCTCAGCCAATGCTTGACCCGCAGTATCAGTATCAGTTGCAATCGTTACATACGGCACTTGATTCAAAACATCTACCGCATTCCATACGAATGCAAACTTCTTATCCTCCGATGCATCTACTTTTCCGTCAGATACTTTCATTGGCGCACCGCTTGGTACTGAAAGCACATTTTTCAGACCGCACTCAAGTAGGGTCAACGCATCAATCTCCCCCTCAACAATAATTACAGGCAATGACAGATCTATTTTGTCTATGCCAAAAAAGTCTTGAGCACCACCCGCATCTTGCGTAAAGTCTTTGGATTCAATTGAACGATACTTCGCAGAAACAAACTGCCCATTACGGAAATAGGGAAAGCCGATTGCATCAGTCTTCTTTTCTAAACGCTGAAAAAATTTCTCAGCGGGGAATAGTTTCATTTCATCTGCAATACGCTCCGATATACCTCTTGTCTTTAAAAAATCATAATGTTGGGTTTGTAATTTTGTTGTGTCTAATGTTCTCATTGGAATCACATTGTTCTCCGCTCTACGATAGGTTGTTGTTTTATGAAATGGTACGAAACCACCGATGTGGCAATGATGGCAATGGTACTTCCATCCATCATTGGTGGCATCGATAGCAAGTTCTTTAAGGTTGTATTTCTTCCGCTCAGGTGAGCAGTTAGGGCAGATAGCCCGATGGGAAGTATCTACGTGCAAAGATGATACTAGTTGTTCTACTGCACTCATTAAGCCTCCTACGTTTTACTTCTTGGGTTTGTTTATTTTAACACTATGATTGCTATTCCTTGAGAAAGATCTGTTAGATGATGCAGACTTTACTCGTAGATTTTTTGTAGTGTTAGTTCCACCTTTGGATAGTGGGATGACGTGGTCTACTTCTTTGCCATCACCTTTTTTAACTTTGCCCGCTTTCATTGCATCTCTTCTTGCTTTGTTTCTTGCTACACGATTCTTCACTTGCTCAGGTGAGTCTTCGTACTTCTCTTCTTTTTTGTAGTTTCTTGGTTTGTTTACGAAAGGCATAACTGTTCCTATTATTTATATACTGTTTCTATACTGCCCTCTTGGAGGAGGGCAGACCTAGCCTAAACTAGGTTGCCTTCACAATCTCTGCCCACATTGGTATCGATTGACCCGAAAGACTTTCCGTGCAAAGGGTTCTTTCTTCGCCACCCTTTTCTGATCTCTAATGCACTAACCCTAGTATCAGCAATCTACGTTCCACCCCTAGTGTTTTTCATCGCTAAGTGAAACAGGATTCTATCTTACTGAAATTTATATGCGGGTGGCAAGCGAATTCTAGAAACCAAGGGTAATTACTCACGAACGTTGTTTAAACTTTGAGTACACAGCCTGGCTGTGATCGCCTGGCTGCGGGTGGGTGTTTAAACATAGGGTACGTTGCTGGTAGCGTACCCATTCTTTTCTTGACAAAAAAAAGAGAGTACCTAAGTACTCTCTAAACCATCATCGTGAGGAGCTTCTATGAAACAGTTCCATTGTATTTCAAGTTGTGTATAATTACAACACCATTGCAGAAGATCTAAGCCTCCGAAACTTGGTAGACCAGTAGGTCGGAGAGCCACCCCTCAAAAGGTGGCTTTTTTTATTCCCTTGCAGATACCTCTATCTCGCACCTTGGATTCTCCTTATCCACACCCATCCAGTAGATATGCTTTTCTTTTACCTGACGATCATTGGCATAAGCCACGTCTTGCAGTAGATCTAGTATTAAGGATTCATCTAAATCAGGTCTGCGTGATGCGTACCATATGCGAATCGTTACTACAACGTCTCCAGAAAACAACAGTTGCTTCTGGCTTTCTGCCTGTAGTTTAAACGTTTTGCTATACGACAATGCCTTTGCAGACTTAATAAACATGGATTTACCACGAATAAAAACTTGTCTACGTGAGTTAGCTTTACTGGCGGGTTCACCAAATATTTTTAGTAATAACATTTGCATTCTTAAAAAGTTTGTATTAACATCTAAGTTCGTATTAACAATTTGGAGGCTTAATGAAGATCACGAACAATCACAATGTTCCCGAAACGTTGGTGGCTCTCGCAAGTAGAGACTACTACACTAAGGGCGCATCTGACTACTCAGTCACAGAAATCATATCCCCGCCACGTATACAGAGGCTCAGGCGCAAGCATTACGCTGAGATGGAGCAAGATGTATCCGATATGCTTTGGATGCTCCTAGGGACTGCTCTGCACGTTGTAGCCGAGCGTTCTGAGGTAGATGGTCACACCAATGAAGAACGTCTATCTGTTGACATCAACGACATCGTTCTCTCAGGTGCTATCGATCTGCAAAAGAATGATGCGGACGGCATTACCATCACCGACTATAAGTTCACTTCCGCATGGGCATTGATGCATGACAAGCCTGAGTGGGAGCAACAACAAAACATCTATAAGTACTTAGTTGAGCGGGTCAAGAAGACCCCTGTCAAGGCTCTGAAGATCTGCGCCTTTGTGCGTGATTGGTCTCGCAGAGAGGCTGAAGTCAAGCCTAATTATCCGCAATCTCAAATCCAAGTAATCGACATCCCGATGTGGACATTTGATCGTGTCGAGCATTACATCAAAGAGCGCATTGAGATGCATCGTGATTCTAAGGTGAGTGCAGATTGGAATGAAGAACTTCCATTGTGTACTGAAGAGGATCGTTGGGTACGTGAGACAAAGTACGCATTAAAGAAAGAGGGTCGCAAGACTGCTATCAGAGTTTTAGATACAGAAGAAGAGGCAAAAGCAATGCTTAAAGAATTGCCTGAGAAAGATAAAGGGTTCATAGAGATCCGCAAAGGTGAGGCAGTACGTTGTACAGGAAATTATTGCGGAGTATCGCAATGGTGTAGTCAATTTCAAGCAACATTGGGAGAGGAGCAGTTATGAGTTACATGGAAACAATTTTTAAAGCGATTGAAAAAGGGAGTATTCCTTCGGTTGGGGTTTTGATGCCACAGATTGCTCATGATAACTGGTGCAAGATTTATAAAGGCAAGCCTTGTAACTGCAATCCTGATATATCAGTTGAAACAGATGATGGGTTAATTTTTTTAAATGAAGATGGATCTATAAAGAAAAAAATATGATAACGAGTAAAGACTTAGCGTGTGGTTTGCAAAACATGGTTACAAATCTTTTATCCGACAGGGTTCTTTGTGATCAATCAGCCTTGCGCTTGATGGCATTAGAAGAGGAAATTAAATTTTTAAGAAAACAATTAGAGGAAAGTGAAAATGAAAGTATATAAAAAACTAAGCGATGCCCGCATCAAGTTACAAAGAACAGAGTTGACCAAGTCAGGTCATAACAAGTTTGCGGGATACAAGTACTTTGAGTTGGGAGATTTTCTCCCCGCAGTACAGTCAATTTTCAATGAAGTGGGATTGATTGATGCTATTTCTTTTACCGAAGATCTAGCGACTATGGTGGTATATGACGTGGATGATGGAAGTTCAGTTACCTTTACTTCCCCTATGGGTACTGCGAATCTCAAAGGTTGTCATGAAGTGCAAAACATTGGTGCGGTTGAGACATATCAGCGTAGGTACTTATATGTCACCGCCTTGAGCATCGTTGAGCATGATGCGCTTGATGCGGTTACAGGCTCTGCACCAGTAGAAGTAAAACCAGTAGTAAAAGAAGTGCCAAAAGAATCCGATGGCGATCTTGCACCACTCGCAGAAGTGCTGATTACCTTTGGTGATACTTGCGAAGACCTAAAAGAGTTGTCAAGTTTTTGGAAAAAGAATCAGGCGGGAATCGACAGAATGAAGTCGCAGAAACCTGAGTTGTTTAAAACTGTGCAAGAAGCCTTTGCAAAATACAAATCTAAATTTAAGGAGTAATACATGGCTTACGATAAACCATACGAAGAGAAACCAAACACAGGATCATTCTTTGCTAACAAGACAAAGACAAATCCTAAAGCCCCTGACTATCGTGGCAAGATCTTGCTAGATCTTAGCGCATTCGATGTAGTCAACGGAACAGTTACTGTTGAGTTGGCGGGATGGAAACAGACTGCTAAGTCAGGCTTAACTTATTTGCAGATCAAAGCACAAAAGCCAAGAGAGCAACAGGCGCAACAAACTAAAGCAGAGGAGTTGGACGATGACATTGAATTCTAATCTTCCTAAAAAACGTGGCAGACCATTGGGGTCTAAAAACAAACGCACTAGAACAGTTGCGGGCAAAGAATATACCTTCAAAAAGAAAGCGTTTAAACGATCTACTGCTTCTGGTTCTAAGCCCAAAGCACCAAAGTCTATTCCGCTTGGTGCGTTTAGTTGGGTAGATGCCTACGAAAAAACATACACTAATTTAGAGCGTGCTTGTGAGCGTTTAGTTGAACTGCAAGGTGTTAAAGAGGAGTTAGAGCAAACTAAAGCAGACGTTATTGGTCTATCCACAATTATCCATTACTTAGAACTCCGCTTAGAAGAACAGTACAGGAACGCAAAATGAACGCACTTCAGTTTGAAGCAGTCAAGATTGCCCTTAAACAAGACAAGACTGGTTTCGTGCTGACACTTAATATCCACCCTGACGAGATCCCCGATGAATTAATGCGGGATTTTGTTGGGGCACGATATGGTGTGGCTATGGCACGTATCGAAGACAACGAGACTGCCAAGCACTACGACAATCGTGTTAAGAAAGCGGGCATCTTAGGTCGCTCTAGACAGTTTCAGTTGTGGCTCAAGAAAGAAAACGAGTTAACAGTTGATAGTGAGGACGATGCGGTAGAGGCTATTCATAGAATCTGCGGTATCAATTCACGAACAGAGCTTAACGGCAACAAAGATGCCCAACAAAAATTTGACGAAATGGTAAATGATTATGAGCAATGGATCGAAGAAGAGCCTTTTTAACGAGCGCAATTCCATAACGATTTACCTTGAGCAATCCGAAAAAGACCGCATCACTAAGTTTGCAGAAAAATCGGATATTAGCGTAGGTCAATTGGCAAGGGAGGCATTCAAAATGCGGATGGCTGGAGGAAATGACCCGTTCAACAAGGGCTTTAATCAGGGTTTAAACGAGGCTATCCGTATTACCAATTCCTGTGAGGGCGCAACCATGATGTTTCCATCGGGCAAGACGTTTGCCAAAGTTGTTAGCGATGACATCGAGAAGTTCTTAAGAGAGCATAAAGATGAATGAACAAGACTTGCGGGACTGTTTTGCTATGTTTGCAATGAATGGAATGTTATCTAGCGGGCTTAACGACTATTCCGTAGCAAAAACTGCATACAGGATGGCAGATGAAATGTTAGAGGCACGTAGGGTCAAGGAAGAGCCTCAAGGGATTGTTGCAATCAAAAAGAAAAGGACTGCAAAATGAAAGATTGGGAAAAAGGTTACTGGCTAGGAGTGTTGGCGGGTAGTGTAGGAATAGGATTGTTAGCGTTAGTGCTTTTTTATTCTGAACCCGCTTGCGCTCAGACCAGTTGGGAGAACAACCCACTTAACTATAAAAACAGTCCTTATAACTACGACAACAGTCAGTACAACTATAAGAACAGTCAATATAACTGGGAGAACAGTCCTTACAACATGGATTCTAAGCGTGGCATTTATAGCAACGATGGTAGCCGTGTTGGCTACGAAGTGCAGAATAGTCAGGGCACTCGCAACATCTACGACAACAATGGCAACAGAGTAGGCTACGGAAGATGAACCGCATCGAGTTCGGAGACTGCCGTACCATCATGGAGGATTGGCACAAGCAAGGCATTACAGTACAAACTTGTGTCACTTCTCCCCCTTATTTTGGACTACGAGACTATGGAGTCGATGGTCAGATTGGTCTTGAGAAAACAGTCGATGAATATGTCCAGTCAATAGTCGAAGTGTTTAAACGGGTTAAAGACATTCTGGCTGACGATGGAACAGTTTGGTTAAACCTTGGCGATAGCTACTATAACTACAGAGGTGGCAAGGGTCAGGCTTTGGTTAAGCAAACTGTTTCTAATAATTTACAAGACCTACCGCAAGTGTGTGCTAGACGTGGAAATAAACAGGCGGGACTCAAGGAAAAAGACCTCATAGGAATCCCTTGGCGGGTCGCCTTTGCCTTGCAAGCGGATGGGTGGTATCTACGTCAGGACATCATTTGGAGCAAGCCTAACCCCATGCCTGAGTCTGTGCGGGATCGTTGCACCAAGAGTCATGAATACATCTTTCTACTTACCAAGCAACCGAAGTACTACTTTGACAACGAGGCTATTAAAGAGCCTGTTAAAGAAGATTGGGGTACAAGGGATAGAAGTGATGGCAAGTACCACAACGAGGGATCAGGGCTTAGTCCCCATTCGGGACTAGAGAAGAGCTACGAGATGGCTAATAAGCGGTCTGTATGGACTGTTACTACCAAGCCATTCAAGGGTGCGCACTTTGCCGTATACCCGCCCGAATTAATTGAGCCTTGCATTCTTGCAAGTACCAAAGTAGGAGACCTTGTGCTAGATCCATTTATGGGTTCAGGAACTACGGCTGCCGTAGCACAGCGTTTAAACAGGCTGTATCTTGGCAGCGAGCTGAACCCTGAGTATGAAGCGTTACAAAAAGAAAGACTTAAACAACCATCCTTGGAGCTAGTATGAATATATTTTTGCAGTCTATTTGGGATTTAGCTTGCACCATTATTTTGTGGTTTGGACTAATCCTTACGTTTTTTGTTGGGCTATTCTTAATAGGTATTACTTTTAAGATTCTTGTTAATACATTTATGGCGGGGTACTATTTATTATGAATTTATATGAAGAATTTTGTCCAAAAACACCACACAAGTGTTATGTTTTGCGAGATCTATTGTACGTCCCAAGTTATATAGATAAAGGTATCTACGTAGGGTTAACCAGTAGGAAGTATCAAGAGCAACAGTTGATTGATGCGGGCGCAAAAGAAAAAGACGAGTTTCTTTGGACTAGACGATATTTAAAATGATTGGCGCATACAAACCATTTGACCAAGAGATTCACGATGCTTGTGACCCGCCATCAAGAATGGTGGTAAAGAGGTGGGTTGAATCTCATTGGAACGTCAAAGCTGATGACTTTGAAAAGTACAAGGTAGATTTGGTTTGTAGTAGGGATGGAGCGAATGTTGGCTATATAGAGATAGAGGTACGGCAATGGTTTTGTGGTTTTCCTATTATGTATTCAACAATTCATATTCCATCTAGGAAAGCCAAGCTATTTAACAACGATTTGCCCACCATTTACTTTGTTGTAAGCGGAGACTTTAAACATGGACTATGGATAAACACAGATGAAATTCTTAAGCATGAGCAGATTGAGGTAAGGAATACTGCGATTGCTGAAGGAGAGTACTTTTATGATGTGCCTACCGATAAATTTAAATATGTATTTTTTGATAACAGATCCCTCAAGGAGAAAGCATGACAACATTTACAACTGAAGATTGTTTAAACGCAGAGACTCTACGGGATCTTTTCCGAAGCGTTTCAAAAAAAGTTTCTAAAAAAGAGTTGCTGAAGTCTAGCCCTAGCAACACACCCTATATGACTTCTACTGGTATTCAGATAGGTAAGTATTACAAACCGCCCAAGTATGTGGAGGAAGATAGCGATATGTTAAGGCTACAGTCTTACCTTATTGGTGATCCCGCCATGCTTAAACGGCAGTATTGGCTTGGTGTAGCTTACAAGGTTGGGCTTATTTGTATTGTGTTAATTCTTGTATTGGCAAACAAATGATCTCAATTCTAATGACTGTTTTTGCCCTGATAGGGATTGCCGTAACTTGTTTTTTTCTTTATGTTTTATTTATTATCTATTGCGAGGATTAAATGGAAAGAGAACCAATACCCTTTGGCGGTTGGATGCAATATAGTGACGATACTGTTGCTGAAATTAAAGCCAAGCACGACCCTGTTAATCACCCTAGGCACTACACCGCCCACCCATCGGGGGTAGAGTGCATTCAGATTACCGAACACATGGGGTTCAATCTTGGTAACGCTATGAAATACATATGGCGGGCAGACGAGAAAGATAATGCGATAGAAGACTTACGCAAGGCGGTTTGGTACGTCCAGCGTGAAATAGCTAAACGCATTAAGTAACGTTTAAACATGGCAACCAAAGATGAAAAAGAACACTTTAGGAAAATCGCAGAGTTTGGTTGTGCGTTATGTTACAAGCTCGGCTACGAAGGGACTCCAGCGGAGATCCATCACATTAGACGAGGTGGCATACGAAGCAAGTCTCCTGTTATCCCGCTCTGTACAGAACATCATAGAGGAAACTCCAGTATTCACGGATTGGGTAGAAAGCAATTTGAGCGCACCTTTAAAACGACAGAAGAGGAACTCTTGGAAATGGTATCAGCCAAGTTCCCGCCACCAAATTTATAAGAAAAGATAATGGATATAAAACAAGAATTAAAGAAAAACATTAGATGGATTGCTCTTAAATCAGGCAAAACTAATAAACAAGTCATGGATGATATGAAAAAGTTTGAAAAAATTATTTTTGGGAACGATAGAAAGGCAAAAGAAAAATGAATTATCCAAAAGAACAGTATGAAATGAGTCAAAAGCAAGTGGCAGAAACAATGTTTCTTGGCAAGAATACTGTTAGTAACATTGAAAAGCGGGCACTAGAAAAGATGCGAATGATACTGGAAGAGCGTGGTATATCAGCCCAAGATATATTGGGGGACAGATGAACTCAAATGAATCTTTTGATAGAACTGCAAGCCATATGGCTGGTGAATATGTGTCTTATAAAACAGAGTTAACAGATGAGGAAATAGAGGAAGTTTTTTTGTTGAATTGCAATCTTATAAATGAAACTTTTGCATATAGGGATTTTGCTAGAGCAATACTAAGAAAGGCACAAGAGAAATGAACATAGATCAAATTAAAGTATTAGAAGATGCTTTAAAAGTAATTGAACAATTACAAGCTGAAATAGAGTATTGGAAAGAGATGTTTGAAAAAGCAATGGAGGTTAATGAAAAATGATTGAAACAATAGTAAAACCGCAACCTTTAGATAACGATATTGCGGTTATTAAGATACTCCAGCTGCTTGGGCAGCTGAGTTTAAACGACATACAATATATTTTGAAAGTTACTTTACAAGTCTATGGAAAGGTGCAAAATCATGACGTG